AAGCACGAACCGCAAACAAGCCGCGGCGCTGAAGGTAGTCAGCAAACTGCGTAGCACTCGGCCGATCAGGTGCCGCCGGCAGCAAACGCCCGCTGGTGTTCGAAATCGTCGCGTACTCGCGAGTTACCGCGCCTTCCACACGCTCCAGCCTCACCGCGCCTTTGCTCTTGTCTATCGGGTCGATGTCGTCGGTATGGATCTCGGCGGCCAAGGCCATCTGGCCGTACTGGATGCGCGCGGGCAGGTAGTTGTCGGGCTTGATCTGGCAGTCCAGTTCAACCCCGCGGCGCGGCCAGGCCAAAGCCTGATCACTGTCAGTCTTGCGCCCCTTCCAGGACTTGCCATCCATCGCCAAGGCGGACCGGCGCAGCAGCGCTTCTTGTGCTGGCTCGTCCGCAGGGATGGTCACGCCGAACTTGCCGGCGTACATGACCAGGTCCGCGGCGCTCGCGTAGCTTTCGGCGTCTGGCTTGCCGGTGCCGTCCTCGATGATGAGCATGGGTCAGTCCTTGGGTTTGTTCAGGTCAGCGCCCACCTTCGCAGGTGCAGTGCGGTACTCAGCCTTCAGCGTAGCCTTCGGCGGCTTCTCGACTTCGCCGCCACGGTCTTCCGTGACATTGGCATCGATGATGATCAGGCCTTCCTTTTTGGCGATTGCCTTCACGTCATCTTCGTAGCGGTGGAACGGGCCCGGCAGATACCAGATGTTATCAGTCATCACTGTCACTCCGCTGCGCCAGGGCATTATGCCCCGACACAGTCATCAGATGGTTACTTGGAGGCGTCGCCGATCAGAGCGACACCGGCGGTGTCCTTGATGCTGGCTGCGGTTTTGTCCCAGTTGGTGCCGGTGGCGAGCGCGGCGCTCGATGGAGACTTGCCGCCGTTCGCGACATCCCAGGTGTAGCCCTTAATGCCGAGGCCAAAGGTGTAGTCCACCTGGATGGTCGTGGTGATGCGCTCATTACCGTTGTTGGTCTGCACGTTCGAGATGATGTCTCGGTTGTCGTGCACCAGCGCCGCGCCAGCCGCCAGACCAAGGATGATCTCCTTGTTCGGCGTGCCGGTTTGAGCGAGAGCCGGCGCATCGGTGACGATCGAGGTCTTGCCGAGGATATCGACGACGCGAACGTTGCCGGCCTGGAACAAGTTGTTCGGGTTGGCGAGGCCTTGGCCGACCAGCTTGTGCCAGGTGGTGCCCTGCATGACTTGAGCAACCAAGTTCTGGCTGGCGTCACCGAACTTTGCATGCGCACTGTTCAGACCGGACTGGGAGATACCCAGAGTAGCCGACACGTCGTTCACCGCAGCGGCTTGCGCAGTGATGGCCGCCACCAGTGCGGCGATGGCAGTGTTCAACTGATCCTTCAGCAGCACTTCAGCGAACGCACGGCTCGCGACTTCAACCCCTTGCGCAGTCGGACGCTGCAACCAGGTCATTTGCGACGGCTCGTAACGAATCGGACCGAAGCCACCCGCCACTTTAACGGTGGTGTCTTGTAGTTCGGTCAGGTCGACCGGAGTCACCACGGCGTTGGCGCCGTAGCGGTTCACGCGACGCTGAGCTGCACCGAGGTTCTGGAAGAACGACTCTTGGAGGAAATCCCCGGTGAAGCCGTTTGGCGACAGCACAATCGCGCCGTTGCTGGCTGCGTTGAACGCCTCCAGCATTTGGTCCAGCGTCTCGAGAGTCGCCGGCATGATGTAATCGTTGAAAACCTGCATTTGAGACAGGGACATGAATTATTTCCTTACTTGAGAGGGAGATCAGAGAACCGGCTAGCGATCGCTGCCTGTCGTTCTTCCTTGGTTCCGCCGATATTGCCTTTTGCGGCCCCGCCGCCACCTCCAGCACCCCCGGCCCCGCCGCCAGATGCCTTACTACCCGCGATCAACGGCGCGAACGCCGTGTCGTTTGCGAATTCTGCTTTCAGCTCATCCAGCGTTGCCGCTGAGAGCTTGCCCTGCTGGTCGAGAACGACCACAACAGGCTTCCCATCGCGCTGCTCGACGCTCAAACGGCGCTCGATGTGCGGCAACAGGGCTTTGGCGCTGCCTGGGATTGCCAGTGCAGACGCGATATCAGTAGCGGTACGGCCGACAGTCAGATCCCGGATCTGAGTGCTCAGCGTTGTGCGCTCCTGCTCCAGCGTGCCGTTCAGCTCAGCTTCGCGGCGGTTGTATTTTTCAGACCAGGAGCGCTCGAGTTCTTCGACGTTGCCGGACTTGCGGGCATTCTCTTCGCGTTCCAGGCGCGCTTGATCTTCGGCGTCCTTTCGAGCCTTGTCGGCAGCCTTCTTCTCGTCCAGCAGCTCCTGAACTTTGGATTTCAGCCCGGATACGTCTTCTGGTTGCGGCAGGCCTTCAATACCGAGGACAAACTTGCCTTCCTTCTCGGTGTAGAGCGATTTAACGGAGTCATCGAGACCGTCCAGAGTGTCCAGCAGATACTTCAAACCCATTTGTTTGTCTCCCAGAGACGATTTGCAGGCCCTGCCCGCAGAATGAAAAAGCCCCGTCATTGACGAGGCCTGTGTAAATCGTGGATATAAAAAACCCCGGCAGATGCCAGGGTTTTTACTGTCTAGTGCCGTGCATTGCTTCGATCAACTCTCGGCAGCTTTGTTAGCAACAGCCAACCCCTTTCCTTTGGGGACCTGCTGCGCTGACTTCTGCCTTAGGCTTTGAAAATCGTCGAAAGCCTGGATGAATTCTTGCTCTGTTCTCACTCGATAACGAAGGCGATCCCTAATGGTTTTGGCCTCAGAGTGAATGCCAGCATAAAAAGATGCTCGTTCAGAAAAATTGAACGCCTCATGCAGGCCTATCAACAGAGTCATAGCAATACCTAACATACCGGCTATTGTCGAATAACCTAGAAACGCCGCTGCAGTAACAGACCCGCTAAGCGCCACCCCACTGAATGTGGAAAAAATGGAAAGCCAAGACGCGTTGTCATGCTTTTTCCAATGGAAAGCCTGGAAGCTATCCACCTGCTTCATCAAGTTTTCCGCATGTTGAACTACCTGTTCTGTCATTGCTGATTCACCATCTTTTACGAAGTTTGTGATAGTGAATTAGTGGCACTCAATTATGCAATCCCTGCTTTCTCGAACGCCAACGGCTCCAGCGCCTTCATCTGCTTTAGCGTCAAAGGTAAAAAGTTGCGATCCAGCTGCAGCTCTGAGAATCGTTCGATGCTCAGGCCGCCTTCGCGGAACAGCTTGGCGCGGACCGGGCCAATGGCCTTGTCCTGAAACGCCGCCGGCTGCTGCTTGAGCCAGTCGTAGTAGCTGAGGTCTGCCCTCACCTGCTGGGCACCGCCATCGCCGATGGATGCCCGCGTGGCGTCCTTGGCGAACAGAGCGCTGAAGCGAGTCACCGCCACAACCGTTGAGCGACAATTGATGTGGATCGGCGGCCGAGGCCCCTCGGTGAGCTTGAACCGCTGCTTGTCGAGCGTCCGGCACTGACTGGTCGTCTTCGTATCCAGGGTGCTGACCCACTCTACCGCCTGCACAACGTCGGAGTTCTCTTTCAGCGTCTCCATGCGTGCTTGAGTGGCGACGTGCTGAACTGTCGTTCGCACCACGGCGCCGGCGTTGCGGTTGGTCGTGGCCAGGATGCCGTCGTTGTACTGGAGCGCCTTGGTCCCGCGAATATTCTTGATGATCTGAAAGTTGGTCTGACCTTCGAAGAAGCCCTGCCGGATCGCGCCAGTGAGGCGTTGTCGCTCGGTGGTGGTGAAGCCATCAATGAACGACTTGAGCAGCTTGCCGCCATCCGCGCCGCGCACGCTGAGCGGGTTTCCGAGGATTGCCGTCCTTATTGCAGCAGCACCAGGCACTGCCGCATCGAACGACACGCCCACCGGTGCCGCCCGGGTCAGGCTGGTCGCTTCAAACTCGGCCTCGTAGTTGGCGATGTCGATCAGGTCGAGGTTCAGCTTGTCGCTATACCGATTGAAGATGCCCAGCAGCAGGCTATCGACTTCGCTCAGCAATCGCTCCAGCCGAGCAACGGTGTAATCCGTCAGGTCAGTGCGGGTCAGCCGCTCACGAATCGAGCGGTCAATCTCCTTGAGGAAAGGCCCGAACTTGGCGACCGCCCCCGACTTCAGTTGCTCGAGGAAGACGGCGTGGCGAATCGTGGCATCAAGGATTGCTTGGTTTGCCGCCATTCGGGATTACCTCGGTGTCGTCCAGGGCAGGCCC